TCAGCTTCTAGTGAAGAATCTTTGAAAAGATTAAGATCAATAGCCAACTTAATATAAAGAGAATGAAGAGTGTTAGAAATACCAATACCAGCCGCCACATTTGCATTTGCTTCCGCTTTTGATCTAACAGTTTGGCCAAATGATAACTCGTAATCGTTTTCATAAGCCCAAATAATTAATTGTCCAACAAGATGAACAAAAAGTCGTTGTTTTTCTCCAAGTGTCATTAGTTCCTCCTTGCCCAAGTAAATCCAATTGTTGAAACATTATACTTATCTATAGTAGCTGTAGTTGAACGAGCAGCAATAAGTCCTGTTGTGCTTGTTCTGATATGCAAATTGCTACCACCGTCTACAGCTGCTGGAGCTGTAATAGTATACATAGGTGCTGCAGTAGTAGAAGGTGCTATATCTGCTTGATCCGGACAATAAATATAAGCAACACAAGCACCCGCATCAGAAATTCCTATATTTAATATTGCTATTACAGAAAAGTTTAGTGGAACTTTAACTGGATCAGTACGTTTAGTTGTTGTCAAGGTATTAATAAGATTAATGTCTAATGTTGGTGTAGTCCATAGTAATTCAATACCACCACCTTCAGTTTCATAAGTAGTAAATAAGACAATAGCAGCACCAACACGTTTAATCCAGCCAATTAATCGTCTGTAATCATAATTTGCCGGCATAGTAGGAGCTGTTGCAGATAGAGAAAAAAGAACATCAATAACACCAGTGTCTGAACGCCCAATAAGATGGATATAATAATCACTATTAGCTATTGAACCAGTATCAAGACCACCTTGATTTGTTCCAACAGCCCAAGCAGCATCAAGACGCTTTGTTATAGCTGTTGTAAGAATTAAATCAAATACATTAGTTGAGTCTTTTGCAGAACCTATTGCAATATCAATATCATTAGTAGGATCACCTGCACTGTTTGAATATGTAAGTCCATGTATGTGTCTGGGTGGAATAAAACTACCAGAACCGGGGATAAGTTTAAATTCAGTTCCACTATCATTCTTATAATACCAAAAACCATCTTGTTTAAAATAAAGTACTACTTTACCAGAGGCAGGTGTTGAAGGAGATTCTGCTTCTTCTGTTGAATAAATTTTACCCATTCTTGATTTCCCTTATACTATATGTAACTGGCCGACAATATCCAAACTTCCCGTGCCATTTATAAAGAAATCTTCACCAAAAATAATCTCATATCCATCTGCAATTGTTAAAGTCTCACCACTATCTACAGAATCTTTATTGACTTGAAAAGTATGGGCATTAGTATCTAAAATATCTTTTCTAGCATGAAAAGCAGGCCTTAAATGCATTATTAGTCTACCTATCCTATTACCTCAACACTTGAACCCTTAAAAGCTTCCCAAAATAAAAGAGCACGAGCAAAGTAACGTGCTGATTCTGTTGTTTCACCAATATCTTCTAAAATTCGTGATCTTGCAAAGTCTTCAACAGCTGTTGCCATTTCATCAAGAATCCAATCTGTTTCACCATCAGCAGTCATAACTATATGATATTGAAAATATCCAATCTTTAAGGATGATTGCAATCTAGAAAGCTTAAATGCAATATTATTTCCTGAACGATGCCAAACATCAAGACATTCTTGTCCATTTTGAAAAACTTTCTTAGGATCACGCCAATCAAGATTTTTAAAATAGCCAGCTGGTTTAATATAATCAATTGTTTTAAATCTAACAAATGGTGATGCTGTTATATCAAAGGATTGAACGTAATCAGATCCTGAAATTGCAAAATCAAAATCAACACGATCATGTGGAAAATTTGCAGTAGCAAAGAATGCAACAGCTGCATTAACAGCAGTCCTAATATCAGAGATCTTATCAGGACGTTTTGTTTTTGATGCAACTGTTGCAATCATTGCGCCAAATGACATAAAAATCCTAATTTATGAGTTATCTAGTTTTTGTTCTTGTTGCTCCAATGTAAGATCTTTTTGATCTGGTAATGGAAGAATTTCAGGTTGTATCATACGAGCAGCTTGATAGAAATAAGGAGATACTTCTGTAACTTTTACGTGTCCTGAAAGTTTCTTAACAAAATCTCTTCTAACTGTTTCAATCTCAACTGGATTATTAGTAATGAAAAAATAATCTTTAAAATCTGCTTTACGACCTGGACCAACAAGAAAACGAAAAGAGGCAATTGATGAATGAAAATAGACAGTTTTATCATCAGAAGAAGCAATTCGTGAAGATTCAATAAGTTCAGCAGAAGAAGCAGAAGCCTCTGCCGGTTGCTTAGCTTTGGCTTCTGCTTCTAGCTTGGCTCTTGCTACTCTCTCAGAAAAGCTAAGAGTAGTTTTGCCATTTGATTCTGACATTTAGATTCTCAGATTAACCCGCAGCGCCGGCAGTAAGATCGTAAATGACAAAACAGCCATTTGGATTCATGAGTTCAACAGCAAATTCAGTAGTAAGAGAACCACCGTTTGCATCAACACCGTTTGCATTGTTTTTGCCAGTTCCACCAAATTCTTCAACTTTAGTATCTCTGCCTTCCATATATGCAAGTTTAAGAGCTGGCATATCAAGACCAACTGTAAGATCATCCATTCCAGCAATACCATTAAGAATTGGGTGCTCCATTAGAATAAGATTACCTTTATAGAATTTAAAACGTTGGAAGGAAAAGCCAAAGCCTGACTGATCTGGAAGAAGTTGAATAGTTCCATTAAGACGTGCAATTTCATTAAATACTTTCATTGCCTTAGAACCACAGAAAGCAAGTCTTGTCTTAGCATCTCCCATATTGTGTGAAAATCTCCAAGCTTCTTCTAACATATCAATGAGTTGTGTCATGTTTGTAGTTGCACCAGCAGTAAATATGTTACCAGGAGCATATTGAGTAGTTGCATCAATAATACCTTGTGTAGCATGCAAGGGTTGAGCACCGGAGGTATCCATTTTAGCTTGTCCAAATAGAATTGCTGCTTCAATATCAACACTGTGTAGAGTTGAGCAGTCAAGACGACTTTCAGAGATATTGGTAAAACCAAGTTCTATTGCAGAAGCACGAGCTGTATCAGTAAGTGCCCAAGCATCACGGAAAATCTGTGTAAAGGTTGGAATATGAATAATCGTCATACCACGAGCAGTTGGACGTGAAGAACCTTCAGCATAAGCTGACCCTACTACAACAAGAACTTGATTATCAAAGATTGCAACAGGAGCAACACGACCAAAGGCACGAGTAACAGTAATTTGTGTGGCTGAATCAACAGTAAGAACACGAAGATTTTCTCTAGTTGTAGGATTGTAAAGAACCATATTTGGAAGAATTCCAGCTGTTGAATCAACAACTAAAACTGTATCAACAGGAGAATAGCCAGTTGGTGAACCAGCAGCTTGATTGATTTGAACACTTCCAAAGACAAGAGTTTTTGTAAAGTAACCGTGTGTTGAACTGATAGCTTTGCTTTTGCCAGTTTGTGAGGTAAGACCAAAGATAGGAAAAGAACCATCAGGATAAAGACGAAGCATTGTTGCAGCAAAAGAGCGTTTGTTAAGTTGAGCTGGATTTACTGTGGTATTGAAAACTGACGTATAGAACGCCATTTAAAACTTACTCCTTTCCTTTAGATTATGCAGCTTTTTGTTGTTGCTGTCCTTGTTGTTGTTGATCTTCTGAAGGTTGTAAGTAAGCAGACCAATCATCAATAACTACTTCATCTTTCCCACGTTTTTGTTGTTCAAGTCCAGTCAACTGCTGGAAAGCTTTGGGATTAATGGCTTTCGCCATTTCAGTGAAGTATTCCTGTGTCAGTGTTGCAACTTCATCATCTGTTGCGTCAGGAAATTTGGCAGCGATCTTCTCAGAGATCATTGACATATGTTCCCTAACAACAGGATTATCTGACACATCTGGCCCACTTACTGCTTTTGATTTTGCAAGGTAATTACGTAGTGCTGTAGGGAGACCTTGCTGCTCATGTTTAACACGTGCTTCAACAAAGTGACCAGTAAGGCCGGTCGCATGTTCTAATGCACGTGAGTAAGCTTGTCTGCCGGCAAAGTTAATTGCAGCTAGGAGAGTCTTTCCGTCAATGGCATCACCTGATTGGAGTTTCTGCACTATTTCATCAGGTAAACCTGCCGTAAAGTCCATCTTTCCTGCTGCTTCCTTTACTTTGTCAGCGGCCAATAAGAATTTAGGAGGTTCATTCTTTCTTTGAGTTTCAGCATCAGGAGGAGAAAAGAGTCCTTCATATATAGACATTGCATCATTAGATTCTTCGCTACCATCATCTTGCTGTTGTTGTTGCTGCTGTATTTTTGGTTTTCCTGTTGCTGGATCTATTTCTTGTTGACTTCCAGACTTGATAACAGGTTTTCCACCCTTTCTTTTTTGAAAACGTGCAAAAATGCTATCAAGTATTCCTTGTTGGGGTGCTTGTGGCATTTGCTACTCCTTGTGTGGGTTGATTCTTGTGAATTTGAAGCAATGTTTCAATAACATTGATTCCACCTTTCACAAAAACCTGTTGCATTGCATACAATTCCTTATTTGCAAAGTACGTCTTAAGATCAATTTCTGTGTGATCCTTGTATAGATCGTTTTTAAGATGTTTTAGATATTTTATGACTGAGGGATTGGAAAGAGCCGTCGAAATAGCTGCCAAGTCTGCATTAGATAAAGGAATATCCTCAATTGAAAGAGTAATTTTGTCTAAAATCTCAACTGATGTTGGAATCATACTGGTTGTGTTGTTCCTGATTGATTTGTTTGTTGACCTTGAGCAGATTGAACTTGTGGCATAAATTGTTCAAGTCCACGAACACCACCAACACTTAAGAGATAAAGAAACATCTTTGGAAGCATTTGGCCCATTGTTTGTTGCAAAACTTGTGAAGATGAAAGAAGTTGAATTCCACCCATAAGAACCTCTGTTGAAGCAATCTTATCAGCAGGAAGAAGTCCATCAGCCAATTTGAAATTGTTTACAATCTTACGCATATCTTCAAGTTTCTTAGTAGTAATCTCATAAACTTCACCAGAACTCATATTTTGATAACTTCCAGATACTCCATATTGATAAATATTTAGCTTAATTTGTTCTTTGATTGGTAACATTTGCTGATATTCAAGCATAAGAGCACAATTTCTCATACGACCATAAGAGCCAGCCATTGTATCATCCCATTCTTGTCTTGATTTATTACCTTTTTGAAATTGACCACGTTGAGGTTTATTTACACCATTTAGATCATCAGCCATTTCAGACATTGCACGCATATCTTGAACAACTGTCTCAGTTCCCCTTGAATCAAATGGAATTGATTTATAAAGATCATCAATCTTCTTACCACCAAGCAGAGCATTAGCCTTATAGGGAATTTTGGCCGCTGGATAGGGGGAATTAACATCATTGGGATTTAATGCAGTAGAGTCATATATAGCACGGTCAACGACGGCTCTACGAGCTGCATTTAAACGAATTGAAAAAAGCTTTGAATTTGCTTCTTGGAATGGAATTGCATTTTCAGCAGTTGTCATTGTTTGATATGAGAAGCCATCTTCCAAAGGTTGCCCAATGAAAACAGGAAGCATATCGTAAATCGTGAAAATCCTTTTTGCATACACAAGTTTTTCATGATTTACGAAACAAAGTTTCCAAACTTGAGGAGTTCCTTTTTTAGGAACATTTACCATTTTATGTTCTTCTGGAATAATACGAGCATAAAGAGTTACATACTCATAAACATCAGACATACGAGATGCACGATCAATACCACTTTTTTGTTTTTGTTCAGTAAGATATGCCATCCAATCCATCATTTGACCATTGCGTAGAGCTTTGTTATTTATAAGCTTTGATATCTGTGGCTTTTCTGTATAGTAACCAAAAATATCAGTAGTAGGAGTAGATGTAGCACTAAGCTGTGATCCCATTGCTTGTGATGTATGATATCCATTACCAGAAGATTCATGATAAGCAAGTTTACGTTTTAATTCGATACGGGAGATAATTTCTATATGGCCAGTATACTCACCACAGTAAGGAATATCAACAGGATTAACTCGACCATCTATAATAGTATTATAAGGATCCCATGCACGTAATTTATTAATATTGTATTGAGTTGTTTCAACTTTATTCTTTGTTGGTTCAAGATAATTTGATGTAAAGTTATAAAGATCAAGAGATGACCAGTCTACTTCAATTGCTGAAAAATTATATTTGACTGCATCCTTAAAAGATAAAGCAAGTTGACGCTGATAGCGACCACGTGTTGCATGGTCATCAATAATTGCTTGGAGTTGTTCACCTTCTAATATTGTATTGGGTGTAGAAATTACAGGAAATATTGGATAACCTGATAGATAAATATCATTAAGGTAGGAGACATAAGAATCAACTTGTGAAACAACAATTGGAACAGTTATTTCATCAATATTGATACCACAGGCAACTTGACCAGCAGAAGAATCATCAACACCATCTGTTCCTGTTTCTTGTGCTGCTTTGTAGCGAGCATACGCAATATCTATAAACTCCATCTTATCACGTAATTCTTGTTGCTTTTGATGGATATCAAGTATCACACCGCAATACTTGACTAAAGATGCTTGCGCGTCTGCTGTAAGTCGGCCTACTTGTGGAGCTTGGGCCATCTTCTCAGCCTTTTCCTTATTCTGTTAAAATGGAGTATTATCTGCTACAACACCAGCTTTTTTAAGTTCAGCAGAATTCAATGAAATAGAATGAACCAATGCCCAAAGTTCCTGGTCAGCACGTATATCTTCAATGTATGCATGAGCGTCAAGAATATCATCACGATTTGTTTTCTTACCAATACGATATTGCAAGGCCTGGAAAACAAATTTGTGACGAACTTCTGGACTTAGAATGTAAGCTGTCAATGCAATAAGTTGTTGAATAAAGATACGAATACGAGAATCTTTACTCTTATTCTTTGGTGTTACTTCTTTAATAATAAAGTGATCTGATAGACCAGCACGTTTAAGTTCTTCAGTGAACCAAAAACACAAGGTTTGTTGATATGCTACAGATTCAACAAAAATGATACGAATATTATAAATAAGACAAAGTTCAACTGTTTTCTCAATAATTTCTTTTGGATTAAGAATACCAGAAATCATTCCACGTATATAAGGAACTGCATTCATTACATGAACTGCAAGACAAACATTATCATCTGATGCTTTATGAAAGCCAGCTGGATCAACAATACAGAAACCAGCATCAGGATTAAGTTCTTCTTCTTTAAGAGGACATGTAGGAAGAATTCCTTTTGGAAGAAGAGAAATACGTTCAAGAATTGGATCATTCATCATTTCAGCAAACCAGATATAAGCAAGATTTAAAGCTTCATCATGCTTGAATTCTTCATATAAGGCTTCAAGAGGCCGAAGTTCTTCCCAAAGAGATTTACCATCTGCAAGAATACAACCTGTGATAAGAGATGTCCAATATGGATTTTCTTTAAGTTTATAAAGAATACAGTTTTGAGGATACATATTGCCTATGTATGCTACAACTGCAAAGACTGGATCAACACATTTCAAAAGTGTCCCAACAAACCAGTTTAGTAAATGAGTTGCCTCTGTATCAGATTCTGCATTCTCTTTTGTTTGCATATCATCACATAGAACAAAGTCTGGACGTTCATGAACTATATTAAGACCACGAACGGAAGTTCCTGAACCAATAGCAGCAATAATCACTGTGTGCCGGCGATAGAGACATTTTTTAAGTTTGGCATTATCTATTGCAAGACCACCAGACCAATTGCCATAGATTGCAACCATATTAGGAGCAGATAACATTTCAGAAACGTCAGCCAAGAAGTTCTCAGCATGTGGTTCAGTAGCACATACAATAAGAATAAAGTTGATAAAGTCATATACAATAAGCCATGTAACAAGAAGTTTTAGAAATGTAGTCTTTGCAAAACCGCGTGGAAGGCCTAGAGCAAACCTTAGAACTCTTTTTACCTGTCTTTCATCTTTATCTCTTATTGCCTTAATAAGAAGCATCCATATTGCAATGTATTCAAAAGGCCATTTAAATGTACAAACTGTAGGAAGACAAAGAGTTGAAAAGTATTGAAACGAATTAAAACCCTCATCAAAAGCTTCTTTGCTATTGACTTTAGTTTGTGTAAGACGAGAATGAGGACTACTTATTAGTGGTGTTGGTTGATCCATTTAGCGAATTAAACAAAGCAGTTTTTCCATGTTGACGTGGAAAAGAAATAAAAATACGAGACAAAGCATACACAAGCTTATTAGCTTGCTGTTGCTGTGGCTGGGTAAGTTGCAACATCAAATTTTCTTGGTTCTTTTGCATTTTTAATTTCCTTAACTTCTTTCCTCTTATCCTCTAGTTTTCCAAATAAGTCTTTGACTCCATCAATAGGCATTGAAGCCATATTACGATCACCTATTGCAACAATTTCAGCATTACCATTCATTAAGACTTTTTCACTTCCTACACCTTGAGGAAGCATAAGAGTAACAACATTATTATTAATGATTGAGGGTTGTCCAAGGCCGGCTGGATTGCGATACATGATACGATTTTTTGCAATGACTTCCAAAGCACGGCAAAGAGCAGGAAGTTCAGCAAATTCAGATTTAGCCTCTGTTTCAATTTTATTAAGTAAAGCTTCTTCAGTTTTTGCATACTTGGCTTCAATACGAGTTCCACGCAGTTCCAAGCCACGAGCTTTTACCAATTCCCTAAATTCTTGATTCTTTAAGAGTTCTTGTATTTTTTCTATTGATACGCCACAAAGCTTTGCCACCTCGGAGGCAGATTCGCCAGCCGCTAAGAACTCACAAATTGTATTCTCTACGTTCTCCAAGATTTCTGTCACACAAACCCTCCAAATTGTTGTTACATAAGAATCCTACTTCACAAAGCATCTTATCATACTAAGGCACCTAGAATCTATCAAAATCCCGCAATTGTTGCTTCTATGTTTTATGTTATTAACAAAATTTAATAAGAATCCAATATTTCCTTAATTTTTGGGAAAAATGGTGAATTTTTTTGACAGTTAGTAGGTTGAAGCAGCAAGCGGCCAGATCAAAAAAAAGCCACCCGGAGGTGGCCTTAAGTCTTTGATTGCTTTGCCTTGTCTGATTCTTACTTTGTGAAATCCAAGCTTGCCTTGAATGATTGGTGACATGGCCGCCGGTAGCGATACCCTTGCACCTTAGCAATCTGGGTTAGCCTGATTGCTGTGCGTATGCTCATGCCACAGCTTGCCATCATCTTGCCAGCCATGTAATGACCATATCTTAGGACAGCTACGATTGCGCCAACAAACAACGGCCCATGCCTTGTTGATCGCATTACCTCTTGACCTTGCTTAGTGTTGCTCAGGTTGTAAAACTTGTTTCTTGTTACGCTTGCATCGCACATTGAAATTTCCTTTCAGAGTTTGCCCATCATTGAGAACCTACTTTTGATTCAAACAGCGCACTAAGCTTGTGACCTAATGCGCTGCAAGTATCAACTTGCCAATGTTGTGCTACGACAAGTCAAGTTCTTCAGACTCCACCGCTGCGTTAAGCGATTCGTTCAGTTCCGCAAGCTTCGGGGCAAACCGTGCTTGTTTCTCTGCGGTAAGACCCTTGCCCCATTCCTCGCAATGCATCCCCAGTGCTTCAACATACTTCGGGGATGCACTTCCCAACACGCGAGCACTGTTATAGAAAAGCTCGCCAAGCGCAGCAATAACGTTTGCTTTCTTGTTTTTCCCTTGAAGGAAAGCTTCAAAATCCGCTTTTGCTTCCCTGCGAATCTTGAGTGCTTCGCCACTACGGGCGCTTTCTGCTGTCAGGGTTTCAAAGTCAACGGGCAACTGCTTGCCGGCATCAGGACTGAGAACAGCTTGTAAATCTTCCTTTGCTGGCTTTGCCTTGATTGTGCCGCTGAAATAATTCCTGACCTTTGCAGCCACGCTTGCAGCGATTGCTTGTTGCAGGTAGTCGTGCTTGTCGTCAGCATAGACAGGGATACCGTCGTCTTTTCCTACCATCAGTTCCCCCGTTTTCTCATCCTTCGCTTGGACTGCCGTGATTCCGAAATCCGCAAGTGAAGGATACGGAACCATTGCGTAACCGACAACAATGCGTTCTTTTTCCGGCTTGCCCTTTTTGTCGAGCTTGCCAGTCGGGACTGTCTTGCTCAATTCCAATCGCATTTTGTTTGCAAATGCACTCATGGTAATTTACTCCAAGTGATCGAACACAATTTTATGGGCTTGTGTTCTTTGCCCACGTTTTCGTGGAAATGGACGTACCATCGTCCCTGCATGTTGCTAGCTGTCTCTTGCACTGCAGTCTGTCCTAAGACCCTGCTTGTATGCAATGTGATGACTATCCACCACGAAAACATAATCACTATACTTACTTGCACCGCGAGAGTCAAATTTATTTTCAGGGTATCAGGTTGTCACGGCATCAAACCTGCGCTAGCTCTAACCCGTAACTCCTGACCGCCTTAGCTCCAGCTTGACCGGGACTGCGGAATTTTGACCCCTTACCCTCTATCCGCCAAGTGACCATCCCCCGATCTAGGCAGATATATATACATATGCAGATATATATATATCCCTTATACTATATATCTTGCCAGACTAGGTTATTGACTCTCTCTTTCTTAAAATTGATATACCCTTATAAAACCATGAGTGGAGATAGTATCAGGCAGATGCATAGATGAGAACCTAACTATAGATATCAGGTTAAGGGGCAGAGGTCACTTCGGGGGATGAGGGCATACCCACAAAATTCCGCAGTTCCGGCAGGCCGTAAGCTGATGATTTTTAGGGGCAAAACGGCCAAAAAAAATAAATTTGACTTCCGCCCCGTTTTTCCGGTAAAATGGGGTATCTGAATAGAAATTAGCAAACAAACAAGCAAACAGCAACAGACAAACAATGGAAACAAAATGATAAACATAACAGAGCCAATTCATGTATTAACATACAGATTCCAGAATGAATCCATATATCACAAAGAATATGGAAACTATACTGATTTACGTGATTTTGTTAATGACTTTAATAGCCTAGACATTCTTGCTCTATTAAATTGTCATTACATTAAGAAAAACAATCTAGGCAATTTCAATCTGTCAGATAGACTAATCGAGCATTTCATAAATCCATTACCGGACAAGCTTGATCTGTCTAGAATCAAAGAAAAACAAACAGCACAAACAGCACAAACAGCAAGCAAGGTTGGTAAGAGTTTATTGAAACCAATTGCTCAGAGTGTTAGCTATTACGTTAAAGCTAACAACGAACATAAAGCCTGTTTCATTCACCTATACGAGCATACAACAGTCACATGCTCTGAGACAGGAATTTCCTTTTCTTGTCAACTCCCAATTCCCGGAAAGCTTAACCTAGAAGTTATCCATCCGTTAAGCTTCTATTCCAATGTTAGAGATGTAATACGCACTTACAGCAATCAAGGAATATTCCTAGAATCTGAGCTTTCAGCACAGGTTCTTTCTGGTATGCTACTTACAATCCTTAAGCATAAAAAGCTTTTGATTTGCCATGATTACGTTCAGGCAAATCTTTGCTTACAACATGCCAAGACACAAACTCTTTCCTCAGCAGTTCGCTATTTCAATGGAATTTCTTCTAGTCTTAGTATGCCTCAATTGCACCTTATCCCCGAGGCAATCTATGACTTTTTTCATGCTCCCATCTCTTTAACAAAAGAACAAATCATTGCTGACCGTGTTGAAGTTATGATTCAAAACTTTATCAAGGTTTGCAAGGGTGAAAGCGAGGGAGAGACAAGAATTGCTGGAACCATTCTCAAAACAAAACAAGAAAAAATAGGAGCAAAGGTTAAAATCTATGGTGGCAACATAGACATAGAACACAGACAAGCATTAGGACGTGAGAAGCTTGGAAAACAAATTTTAGCCAAACTTCAAACTCTGTTCCCAGTCCCTACATTCTCGCAAGCTTTCTACGATATGCTCTATTCAAAGCTTGATGCTTTTATGTTCTTAGGAACGGAAAAGCGTGTTGAAATCAGCAAACAAATTGTTGAAAAGTTCGGCGAGCATAAACTAGGCCGTCAATTGGCTGAGTTATTCGCTACAACAAAAACAGAAACAATGGAACTTGGATTGACAACCTTTTCTCAGGAACTAGAGCAAAACTTGGGAGAATGGAAAGGACAAAAACGCAGGTTTAACTTATTTGCCTCTAAGGTTGTTAACGAAAAGGAAAATAAAAATGATTGATTCTCTTGGCTCCACTTCCTTACAAGAAATAGATACATCAATCCTACAGTCTTGCCCTTGTCATTTTTGCCTAGCACAAGGAATTAAAGCAGATGCTTTTCTTATTTTAAGCAAAGAACATAAGGCAACAAGATTAAAGAATCATAAACGTGTAATGTGTGATAATGGACATATCTTTTCAACAAATCAATCTTTAAGCATATAAGGAAAATCAAATGAATGCAAACACAAGACAACCAAGACAACCAATGAATCCAGTCTTGGTTGGAGATACAGCAAACCAAGCAAAGACTGACGCAAGCAAGAATCGTAAGACATTCTCTATTCTTATGTCTACAGGACATAAGAAAGAGGGTTTGATTCGTTCATTCCTTGTCGTGCAATCTATTTCAAGGTTTGATCGTCAAATAACTACAAAAGATGAAACAAAGTGGCCAATTTTTCACGAACCTGAATTACAAGATGCATTCAAGAAACAAGAAGAAATCAAATGCATTATAAGCTTTCAGTCTTTTCAAGATGGTGAATTCTTTGCCATTGCAAGACTTTATAAGGAAAATCAGGTAAACAACAAGAAAGAAAAGGATAAAACAAATGGATAAGTTTCTTGATCTAAAAAATGGTTATAAATATCGCTTTGTTGCAACAAATAGTGTAAATCAGTTTTTTCAGTTCGTAACTCCAACAAATGAAACCTTAGATATTCCTGTATTTATAATACAGAGTCTTGGAAACAAAAAAGATATTCCTACTAAAAACCTACAGATTAAATATCTTCGTGATAAATATAAAATTGGTTTACCACTAGCAATAAGGATTTATGAGTTTGCACTTGAAAGATACCCTTCATAAGGAAAAACAAGCATGAAAATATATAATCACTTTTGCATAACTCATATATCAAGGAAAGATTTTACAAATCTTCTTGAAATCTTTTCTTGGTATGATAATGGTAACTGGATTTTTCCTAATTGGTTAATCATTTGGGGAAAAAGATTAGGTTATCTATGAATCTTCTAAGTAATCTTCCCTTAACAGATAAGCAAAAAGAACAGTTAGCACAAGCGCGTGCAATTAAACAAGTAGGCCCATCTTTCTATTCGCTTTCCATATCACAAAGGGAAGCGTTAAGAAAACAATTTCGTCAAGAGATTGAAAACGAAATAAACGGAAAGGTTAAAACTCTTTATGTTCAAGATTCTACAACAATTCAAATTCAGGCAGAAAATCAGGAAGCAAAGCAAACACAAAATAAGATACAGCCAAAGAAAAACCGTTTCAGTTTACAAAATAGCAATGTTAAAGCTAGCAAACCAATTACAGATACCAGTATCTCAAATAACAATGAATATGAGACTTCAATTTCTCCGCTTGAACAGATACAGCCCGGCGATAAATTTACGGAAGCAACTATTAAGAAAGAGGCTTTGGCACCTATCCCAAATCCGCAAAGCGATAAACCTTTTCAATCAATTAGCCCTTCAACAGGCTATGGTGGAACGAAAAAATACGAAACATTTGCATTAACCATTGAATTAAATGCAAAGCAACTACTTGCCGCTGAGTATGCTGAAGCTGGTAAATCTTTTTGTCTGACAGGTGCAGCAGGAACAGGCAAAACAACGGCCTGTCGTGAAATCGCAAAACGTCTTTTGATGCATGGTAAACTTGGAAGTCATGATTTTAAACTTCAAGGTGGAGAGCATGTTGTAGCACCTAGTATTGCCTTTTGTTCTTATACAAATAGAGCAACAGACAATATTAGACGTGCATTACATAAAGATCCTGATCTTGAACGCGAACTAATGTATAATGTTGTAACCATTCATAAGCTTTTGGAATATGAACCTATTTTTTTTCGAAAACAAGATGAAGAAACAGGTGAATGGTATGACACAATGCGCTTTGAGCCTCAGCGTAATTCACAAAGACCATTAGGCATAACTCACCTTGTCATTGAAGAATCTTCAATGCTCGGAACAGATTTGGGATTAAAGTTACTTGATGCCTTAAGGCCAGGCTGTCAAATCATTTACGTTGGTGACATTAATCAGCTTCCACCTATCTTTGCAAAATCAATGCTTAACTATGCATTGATTTTGCTTCCTGTTGTTGAACTAACAGAAGTATATCGTCAAGCTCTTGAATCTCCCATTATTTACAATGCACATCGTTGCTTGAAGGGAGAAGAACTTCAAGATAAGCGTCCATTCTTTCAAGTTGTTTCAGGTAAAGCACTTGAAACAATGCCAACAGAATCAGGCTGTGTTAATCTCTTAGTTAATTCCCTTAAGACATGGTATAACACAACACAAGAGGATGGAAGTAAAAAATATGATCCTGAACAAGATATTATTCTTTCTCCCTTTAACAAAGCTGATGCTGGCACTATTGTCTTGAATCAACACATTGCACAGTTCATAGGCAAGCAACGTAATGCAATGGTTTATGAGATTCTTGCTGGAATCAGAAGGCTCTACTTGGCCGTCGGTGATCGTGTAATGGTTGACAAACAAGATGGATATATTACAAAGATACATCACAATGCACGTTATATGGGGAAAATGCCTAAGCCTGCATCAACAGAATTAACACGCTTTGGCATTACTCTCATTGGAAATAAAGAACGCGAGGATGAAGATATTGAACTTATCCTTGAAGGATACGCTGGCCTTAATGTTGCTGATATTCCAGAGAATGATGAAAAACCAAAGAAACAAGAAGCTTCACATATTGTTGAAGTTACCCTTGACAATGGAGCAACAGAAGTTCTTTCAACAGCCGGCGATTTTGGAGAAACAAAATTCTCTCTTGGTTATGCTCTTACAGTTCACAAAGCACAAGGTTGTGAATGGCGCAAGGTAATTATCTTGCTCCACAAATCACACGCAATCATGTTAACTCGTGAATTGCTCTACACAGCAATAACGCGGGCACGTGAGTATTGCATCATTGTTGATCTCTGCAATCAAACTCAACGAGGAATTGACAATCAACGAATCAAAGGCAATTCAATCCAAGAAAAGATTGAATGGTTTAACAGTGAAGTTTCCCTTAACGAACCAATTCCGGTGATACCATAAGGAGTGTAAAATGAATATTATTGAACTTTTTCAAAAAGCACAACAAAAGCTTTATAAGCCAAAATTTATTTTTGAATCATGTGATATGAAGATAAAAATTCATATTGCAGCAAAAGCACATTATCCAAACTTTCCAAACTATCTTTATATATCAAAAGCAGAAACTGGAGATTACCTTGGAAAGTTTCTTAAGACAGGAGAAATGATTTTACAACCAAATATTCCAGATAAACTAAAAGAAGATTTAGTAATCATTAAAAATGATCCAATTGAATTTGGAAAACTTTATGGACAGAAATACTCTTTTTGTTGTTTTTGTGGAACAGAAATAGTAACAAAAGAATCTCTTACTGCTGGTTATGGCCCTATTTGTGCAGAAAAATGGGGACTACCGTGGGGTTCTATTTTTGATGAAAATATATCTAAAGAGGAACTAATGCCATGACACTAAGCAAAATAATAGCTAACATTGAACGTAAAATACGTGAAGGAAAGTTTACACTTCAAACAGAAGTTGAAGTTGTTATTGTAGAGAAACATAATGGAAAACTTGTTATGGCAGAAATTGGTAAACATTCAATCAAACAATTACAAAGCATCTTTGACAAATGAAATATCTCATCAGGTTTTCCAGAAAACTTTTTGGTTATCCACTTACAAGAAAAGAAATTGACCGCTTAGAACGACTTAAACGCAGAGCGTATTATCTCCAAAACAAAATTGATATGATGCCAATAAATTATAATATAGACAACACAAGAACAGAATTATCTGCATTATGTTGGGCAATTGAAAAGATTAGTGGAAAATCATTTACAACATTGTAAAGAATGCAGGAAAACAAATGCCACAACTTACTCCTAACACAATCCAACGTGTAATCCCAGAAGAAGAAAATGTAATTGAATTTAAGAAGAGTGCCCACAATATTGGTTCCTTTGGATATAAGGGAGTCAATATTGAGGTATTCTCTTGTCCAATTCATAACAATGAATTACTTGCTTGTGTATCAGGTTTAGGTCATACTCTTAATATGCTTTATTTAATAGAATCTGAATATCATAAGACAATGACTCCAGTAGAACTGCTAGTAATTGCTTATAATGACTTCAAAGACTTCATAGTCTATGAACGTGAGGAAGAACATCTTGCTCTTCACTGAAATCAACAAGGGGATGTTGGCCGGCCTTATCATGTATCTTGGAAATCAACATGATCTTTACATTCCACATATGAAGCCAGCAATTGAATTGCTTCATTGGCTACGTAGAGAAGAAGATAATCTTGAAACTTACTGGGAAGAATTAGATCGTTTAAACTTTTCTCACGATCATATATTTATTGCATCATTTAAAGCAATTGATATATGTTCAATTTGTCTTGCAACATTTGGTCAAACTCTTGGTGGTCGTATTCGCAGAGGTTGTATTGAATGTCAGGGAGAATCCCCTGCTTTCTTAACAACCATATGGGAATATCGTCTTGCATCTGATCTTAATATATCATACCAGTATTTAGAAACACATTTAGCAGAAGCATTGCTAATTCATAAAAAGGTAAAGGAATATGCAAAGATTCAACATTGCAAAACCGAAACAAGATCAGAACATAAGTCAGAGCCAGCAACAGAGCAAAGAAATTCTACTAGAAGATTTAGTATCTAGTAGAGTAGCTTTATCTGAACCTGTTATTGACAATAACAACAACAATGCCGAAAGTGGTGAGTTTACGCTTGCCTCATTGTGGAATAGCATTTGTGATAAAGAGGATATTATCATTGTCATTGATCGTGTTGATGAACCAAGGGTAAGAAAACAACTTAGTAGCTTAAAGGCAAAAGAGAATGCCAAGATGAAATCAGCCGGCATTAAACCAGATGATACCACCTTGGAATTCATTGAACATAAAGATTATCCTGAAAAGGATAAGATCAAGCTTCAGATCATTCTGAAGCACAAGCCTACAATAAAGATTCATAAACTTATCATTGCAAAGGATTAATATGCCACAAATTAAGATGCCTCTTTCAGAAGCTCTTAGATGGATAGTTCGTGCAATAGATAATGGTAAACCAGAAGTTGCAAAGAAAATAATTGAAGAAGATTTACTTCCAGCATTAATCAAACAAGAACAAGAAGATGCATTAAACTATGCAAAAGGAAAAATATGACAACCGAAAGTAACGAAGTAATAATTCTTCCTCCCGAAGCAACAGTAACGCAACAACACATCAAAGATATGATCTCCCTTCTATCACAAACAGAAGATGGAGAACCTCTAAAAGATGCAATGACCAAGTTAAAACAAGCTCTTAAGGAAAATCCTGTTGCTTGTGCAATGCTTCTTCCTGAAGAAATTGGTGAATGTGTAAAGCATCTTATGAGGATAACAGGCCGGGACTTGGAAATGCAAGCTTCTGGTAAGAAGAAGGAACCCAAACAAAAGTTTGATTTCTCAAATGAAGAAACTCTTAAAGAATTAGAGAATGACTTATTCTAACTTTATAAGTTATGACTATCTCTGACTCTACACTCTTAAGACTTTATCGTAATAGACAACAACGTGAGCGTAGAGCTACTAACTATAAAATTCCGGGTTATAAAGAAGAACAAAATAAAAGAGAAAGAGAAAAAAGAAAGAATAGAAATTATCTAAAAGAACCTTCGCGAAGCTCATACTATCGTAAGCTTAAGAGATTAGGCTTTTCAAGACAAGAAATTTTAAAGGCAATATTAATTGAAAAAGAAAGGAAAGAATCATGAAATCCATACAAGATCTTTGTATTTGGTTAAACAAAGTAGAACAAGCTTTAGAACTTACTATGTCAGACAAAATATTATCAGTAGAAATTTTTACAGATAAGTCTTTTCGCATCAATAAACAAAATGGTGACTCTGCTGAGACCATCTACGATTCAAGTGATCTTTTACTAATGCAAAGTATAGATATTAATGATCTTCCATATCATGACCCAAATATGTTTGCTGAAGAAATTAGAGAAACAATAGTAGACAAAAAGGAAATTTAAAATGAAACAAACAGCTCTTCTAATTGCTCTTATAGGTGGTTTCCTTCTTGGGAGTGCTCAAATCTTGCATTTCAACACTCCCATTCCATCTTTTGTTGTTAACATAGCTATTAAGGAATGTGAATCAAATCATGGACTAAAGGCAATTCAAAAACACATTTTTCCTCAGAACTCCTATACCTTCTTTTGTCGCAATACAGCTCGCTTTGTTAGTGTTTCTTTTTCTCCACTTCTTGTATCAATAGATGAAACACAAAAAGAAGCACCAGAAACAAAGCAAAATAAATCATTAGATTCCAAATGATAGCAGATTACGCAATAGATATTGCACAGCTTTTAAAGAAACCATACCATTCAAATAACCCACATCAACTCTCTTATTCTCTACTTGGTGATTTCCACGAATGTGAACGTAAGTTTCAACTTAATCGTCTCTTACAAAATCCTTCAATTCATGGTAAAGAAGATATGCCGTGGCATATTAGGGGAACTGCATATGGGGCCGGCATTCAAGCATACATTCTAACAGGAGACTTAGATCTTGCTAAGTTTATCACCTGGCTGGCATACTCTCCTGAACTTGAGGACTTAGATCGTGTTCCAACAATCTCACAAGCTCGCACCATAAACAACATAGACCTATCAAAAGACAAACTAGATGCAATTCGTGCTCGTTATGAAATAGCAATCTTTAATGGTAAACCAGCTATTGAGTTATCATTCAAGATTAATATTGATAACAAGTGGTTTTATACAGGACTTATAGACATTGTCCTGTTTGATAAGGAGCTTAAGATTTATGTGGTCTTGGAAGTTAAAACTACCCTTTACAAGATTGCAGATTTACGTCCGTTATACCAAAACTCTGCCCAAGCATTGGGTTATTCAATTGTTCTTGACAAAATCGTTGGCGCAGAACAAAACCAATTTGGCACTCTGTATTTTGTCTGTAGAGATAAAAATAACAAAGACTTCATTCCTGACATTGAACTCTTCCCCTTCAACAAGACAATCATTGATAGATTAAAGTGGTTCTACACATTAGGAATGGATGTTGAAAGACTTAACAAGATGAATGAGAT